AAATTAAATTTGAGATATCGTAATGGTTCTCAGATTAAAGCAGTGTCTTCTTCTGGTGAAGGTGCTCGTTCTGAGGCATTGTCATTATTGATTTTGGACGAGGCAGCATTTATTGACAAAATTGATACCATATGGACAGCAGCACAATCCACTTTAACCACAGGTGGACAATGTATTGCATTATCAACACCTAATGGTGTGGGTAATTGGTTCCATAAAACTTGGGTGGATGCCGAAGAAGGTCGTGGTATGTTCAATCCAATTAAATTACATTGGACGGTTCACCCAGATAGAAATCCAGATTGGAGAAAAGAACAAGACACATTACTTGGTCCAACTGGGGCAGCACAAGAGTGTGATTGTGACTTCTTGACTTCCGGTACTGGTGTGGTTGACGCAGTTTTATTAGAACAAATTAGAAAAAGAGATTGTTCTGAACCAGTAGAGAAAAGAGGTATTGATAGTAATTGTTGGATTTGGGAACCACCAAATTACTCAAAAGATTATATTGTGTGTGCTGATGTCGGTAGAGGAGATTCAGCAGACTATTCCGCATTCCACGTTATTGAGTTGGAAAGTTTAACTCAGGTAGCAGAATATAAAGGTCGTATCAATACAAAAGATTTTGGTAATATGTTGGTTAGTGTTGCAACAGAATATAATGATGCTTTACTAATTGTAGAGAATAATAATATTGGTTGGGCAACAATCCAACAAGTAATAGATAGGGATTATCCTAATTTATTTTACACAAGTAAAGACTTACAATATGTTGATGTTCAACATCAAATGAACAACAAAATCAACAGACAAGAAAGAAATATGGTTGCTGGTTTTTCAACGACTTCTAAGACCAGACCACTAATTATTAGTAAGTTAGAAGAATTTTTTAGAGAGGATAGTGTGATAGTTCGTTCTAATCGTTTGATTGATGAACTATTGACTTTCGTCTATATAAATAATAGAGCAGAAGCAATGTCCGGATACAATGATGATTTGGTTATGTCTTTTGCAATTGGACTTTGGGTTCGTGATACTGCATTAAGACTACGAACACAAGGTGTAGAACTAACAAAGAAAACCCTATCCAAAATGATGGATAATGAGGGTTTATACACACCCAACGATAACAAAAACGATAGTTGGGAGTGGGAAACAGGTAAAGAAAAAGAGTCATTAGATTGGCTTTTATAAAGTGAGGTAAAAAATGGCAGATAAAACATTATTTGGGAGATTACAACGATTATTTAGTACAAACGTAATTGTTCGTAATGTCGGTGGTAAAAAACTAAAAATCGCCGATACAGACCAAGTTCAAAAACAGGTTAAATCACATTTAGTTGACAGGTATACAAAACTACACAACAACTTAGATTTAGTCGGAACAGGTTATTCAACCGTACATCAAATAATGGCAGCAAGATTAGCATTATTTAAAGATTATGAATCAATGGATTCAGACCCAATCATTTCATCAGCATTGGACATTTATTCAGATGAATCCACAATGAAAGGTCAATATGGACAAGTCATTACGATTAAATCAGAAAATGAAAATATTAAAGAAATTCTACATAACTTGTTTTACGACATTATGAATGTTGAATTTAATTTATGGCCTTGGGTTCGTAATATGGTTAAGTATGGAGATTTCTTTTTATACTTAGACATTAGTGATAAATACGGAATCACAAACGTAGTTCCATTGTCACCTTATGAAGTCATAAGAGCAGAGGGAGAAAACCCAGAAAATCCTTACTACACTAAATTCTACTTAGAATCAATTGAGGGAGCAAATCCACATTTTGGACAAAAATCCACCAATGGTAAAAAGGTAGAATTTGAGAACTTTCAAATCGCACACTTTAGATTGGCAAACGATAGTAATTTCTTACCTTATGGTAAATCTATGGTGGAATCCACAAGAAAGATTTGGAAACAATTAACTTTAATGGAAGACGCTATGTTAATTCACAGAATTATGAGAGCACCTTCTAAACGAGTATTCAAGATTGACATTGGTAATATTCCACCAGCAGAAGTTGACAATTATATGCAAAGAATTATCAACAAAATGAAGAAAACACCATTTATAGACGAGTCCACAGGTGAGTATAATTTAAAATACAATATACAAAACCTAACAGAAGACTTCTTTATGCCAGTTCGTGGTGGAGATAGTGGAACGGAAATCAATGAGTTGGGTGGTATTGATTATGATTCAACCGAAGACATTGAATATTTGAAAAACAAATTATTAGCATCACTAAGAGTACCGAAAGCATTCTTAGGGTTTGATGAAAATGTCGGTGGTAAAGCAACCTTAGCAGCAGAAGATGTAAGATTTGCAAGAACCATTGAAAGAATACAAAGAATTATAGTATCGGAGTTAACAAAGATTGCAGTTGTTCATTTATATTCACAAGGATATACAGATGAAGACTTAGTAAACTTTGAATTAGAATTAGCAAGTCCTTCAACAATGTATGAACAAGAAAAGATAGAGTTGTTCGGACAGAAAGTAAACTTAGCTCGTGATATGATTCAAGATAAAATTTTACCTTACCAATGGATATATGATAATGTGTTTAACTTTTCTGATAAAGAGAAAGTCAATATTGAAAAACAAATCATTGATGACCAAAAACAGAAATTCAGACACTCACAAATTGAGATGGAAGGTAATGACCCAATGGAAACTGGAGACGCAATTGGAACGCCAAGTGATATGGCAAGTATTGGTATCGGTGCAGATGATGCTGCAGAACCACCCGAAACCATAGCAGGTTCTATCTTTGACCCATTTCCAGATGAAGAAAAAGAAGATGAAAGACCAAAAGACCAACAAGGTGGTCGTCCACAGGAAATGAATAAACCATTCAAAGATAGTGGAGCAAGAGGTCGTGACCCATTAGGGAAACAAACAAAAAATCGTAGACCGCTAGCATTAGCACACTACGATGCCTTGAAGAAAACTATGGGTGTTAAAAAGTCAAAAGACATAATACAAGAAACTACCCAAGTAGATGAATTAGAAAAAGAATATAACGAATATAAAGAAGAAAAAGGTAAAGAATAAATACCGATTTCTTGAAAGTTTTATATTTATTATTGATAAAATACAGATAAATACTTTGGAGCTCAAATGTCTTATGTAAAACATAATAAGATAAAGAATACAGGTATTCTTTATGAACTTTTATCCCGTCAAATAACAGTTGATGTGATAAATGATAATAAAAACCTTAAATCAGTTAAATTATTTAAAGAATTCTTTAATAAAAATACTGAATTAGGCAAAGAATACGAATTATACTCAATCTTATTGAATAAAAAATACAAAAACTTGACTCACGCATCTTCTTTAGTAGAAGCCGTAGTCAAAAGTCGTAGAAAATTGTCTAATCGTAGATTAGCAAACGAAAAATATAACCTAATCAAAACTATAAAAGAAAATTACGATATTAAAGATTTCTTTAATACAAGAATACCTAACTTTAAAGTTCAGGCATCTATTTATCGTGTTTTCCAAACAGAAGTAGGTAAAGAAGACTTTGGTCCAGTCCAAAAAACTGATTCATCAATCACTATAACTGAACACATCACTCAATCTAAACAATCCAGAGTAAAAAAACAAAACTTGAGTGAGTATGTAGAACAAGGAAAAGATTTAAGGTTGTTAAGCTATCAATTATTAGTTGATAAATTTAATTCTAAGTATAAATCTTTAAATGAAAATCAAAGAAACTTATTGAAACAATATATCAATAATGTATCTAATACAAATTCATTAAAAGAATTTATTGATATGGAAGTAGTAAAAATTAAAAGAGCTTTAATCAAACTACTACCAAATGTAAATGATAAAATTACTAAGATTAAATTATCAGAAGCTATTGAATATACTGACACAGCTACAAAAGGAAAAATCGTGAAAGACAAACACGTGGTTGCATTGATGAGATACTATGAATTAATTAAGGAAATCAAAAATGTCCAAACACGACAAAATAGCTAAGTTAAAAGAATACATCAAGAACTACGTCATTAAAGAATTAGAGAAAGACGAAGAACTTGAAGAAGTTTCTACAACAGCAACAGCCGGTATAGACGGAACCGGAACAGGTCATTACGATACACCACACGCATTCGCAAGTGGTTCAGTTGGACACAAAAGTCCAGAAGTCGGTGGATATAAAAAAGTAAACGAAATCGCTAATCAAG